TCTCCCGGTATGCCGCTTGGATGGCACGTCGGGTCATTCGCTGGGTGAATGAAAACCCGTGGCCGGACCCAAAGTCCTGCAACGCGGTAATCGCATCGTCGTAGGTATAGACGGATGGTGCGGTCATAAGAGCACGTCGCTCCTGTTTTCCTTGACTTGGTGAAACAAGTCGTCGTAGGTCTTAACGTCAACGCTGCCGCCGTGCTCCTTCTCGACAATGCCCTGGACTTCCCGTTCGACGATGTCGTCGGCTACCTGATACGGCTTGTCGTCGGGAACCTCGATAACCGTGCCCTTCTGTTTCCGGCCCCCAAAGTCCACGTCGGCACCGATCTTCGTTGCCTGTCGTGATATGTCCGTGCTGTCTCGCATCCATGCACTAGGGTCGCCTGGTTCTTCTGCCAGCGTCGGGAAATACTTGGCACCGGAGACGTTCACCCCTGCCGCGCGGGCGTTTGCCAACGCTTGTTGCCGGGCGTAGTTGTTCGTCCCGAATCCATCATCGCCACCTTGAAATATCCGCTTGTCGGAACCAAGGTAAGCGGGCACTCCAAAGTCGCTGCGTAGTCGAGCCAATGTTTCAGGCGGTGGGCTGTACGGCATCGGGAGGTGCCTCCATTCCTGGCTGTTGTGGTTGACCGGCCATTGCCTGCTGCTGCATGGCCATCTGTTCTTCGGGAGAAAGTTCGGGCTGCATCATGTCGGACAGCGGGATCTCCCAACCGTCCGCAACCCACTGCATAATCGCATTCCACTTCTTCGGGTTGCCCTGGCTGTATTCCATCTGGGCAATCGGCATGACCAGCGGGATGATGTTCGTGGCGGCGGCCTGTATCCACTGCTTGTTCTTCCGCATTCCGCTGCCGGACTCGACGGTGTAGTGGCACTCGGCGGCGGCCCTCCTCGGATCGTCTGTCGATACCAGTTCCATCCAGGCCCTCGTCAACTGGCCTGGCATCCACTTGTCGTAGTCGGGGACACCATCGGCATCCATTTCGGGCTCGGGTTCCGAGAACAGCGGGGCTACAGTAGCCGGGTCCACCACCAGCCGGGACGCCTGCCCTTCCTTGGCAGCCACCTTGCTGTTGGCCTCCTCAAACGCCTTGGCAATGTCTTGCGGGCGGGAGTTTGTAGCTGCATTGCGGATAGACGCCTCTTCGGCACTCCGCATTGCAGAACCACTCTGGACACCGTACATCAGCGGCGTCATCCCGGTGATCTTCTCGTACTCTTCGTTTAAGAATGCGACGGTTCGCCATACGTCGCCTGTGATTTCAGGGAAGCTGACGATGGCCACTTTCTTCGATAAGTCCTCGCCTGGATTCCCGTTGACCTTAATCATCTCCATGTCCCAGCCGGATTCGTAGCCCTCCTCGAATTGGGCTTCCAGCGACGACGAATAGAGGGTCAGGTTACGGCAGTTCTTTTGTACCCGCTGCATGATCCAGTTGTACGCCTGGTCGAGATACTCTTGGATCGGCAACCCAGACTCCAGGCTGCTCGTAGCCCAGGCGTCCATGCAGTTCGGGTAGGGGTCGATGGTCGTCATCGGCCACGGATTCGAGTGCTCCTCGAAGAAAGCGATGGGCCACTTCAACTGTTCTCTCAGAAACTCGCCTTGCTCCGCACCCGTGTAGCTCGACACGTCGTCCGGCTTCAAGTTGATCGGGTAGTCGATACCATCGACAATCAGCAAGTGAACGTGCGGCCCAAAGGCATCGAGTGCTTCACCAAACGCCTTCATGTCGTCGTCGTCGCTGCTGGAAAGCAGTCGGTGGCCAATGCCGATGCGGCTGTAGACCTCCAGCACTTTGACAAGATCGCCCTTGCGTCGGCCGGATTCGTCCCGGTCGTCGCCTTCCGCTTCGGCCCGTGCCATGTCCATGTTGGACCGGCCATTGGACCGCAGCTTGTCCACGTCTTCTCGCCAGTCTTCCGCCAACTTGTAGGCGGGTTCCCAGCGTTCTCGGATAATGAACCCGGCATCCCGCAACTTGCGAGCGTCGGCGTCGATCAACAGGTCGTCAACGGAAACGTGAAACGAGCCGGGCATGTCGCCGTAAGGACCGGCGAAGATTTCGTGCCAGAGCACCCCACGCCCCTTCACCAACGCCTCTTGCAACGCGGTTCGCTGCTCGGTGAAGGCGTCGTATTCCGCAGGCAGGTAGTTGAGGAACCATTCCAACAACCACGATTGCAGTTGCTCTCGCTTCTTCACGTCCGGCCGGTCCAGGCCAAGCATCGACAGTTCCGGGGGAAGGTCGGGTCGGCGTGGTCGGACCAGCCGGTGCGTGAGTGAAGCATGGATCGAGGGGAGGTACAGTTCGACGTACTGCCGCGACTTGTTCAATACCGGCTTGTAGTACGGTGTCTTGATATGTGGGAAGTCACTGGCACCGCCTTCGTCAACCACGAACGAAAGCTGCTGGTAGCGCTTGCCGTAGAAATGCCACAGACGCTTGGCAGTGTCGCCAAACTTCTCGGCCTTATCCTTGCGGGCAAGTTCCGCCTGGCTTTTCCATAGGCGGGTCACTTGTTGCAGCAGGTCTGTGATTGTCGATGGCATCGTTAGGCTCGCTGTTTGACCGGCCTGATGGCCCCAGTTTTGGCAGCCACCTCTTCCAGCAGCTCCACTCGTTGCCGCAAGTCGTCTGCAATCTCGGACTGAAGGTTCGAGGCGTCTGTCTTCTCCGCTATCAAACGCTCCAGACGAGTTATCGACTTCTCCATCTCGATAGACCGAAGTTCCGACATGGCGAGTCGATAGACGCCGCGGTGCTCGTTCTGGCGAATGTCGTCTTTGAGTGATGGCAGGTCGGGATCGCTCTGGTGTACGCAGTTGCCGTAGGTCCAAATCGGCTCGACGTTATCCTCGTCGATGATGCGGCAAGCGATGATGTGCGGTCGGCCATTGTTGTCGGCAACGATCTGGCCAATGTGAACGCGAGCGAAGGTTTCGTCGTCGGATACTTCAACGATCATGCCGGGGTAAATTGTCGGGAGTCCGGGGGTCGGGTACATATCTCTCTCCTTCAGGTTAAAGAAATTCGGGAACGCAATTTCATCCGGTCATACCGCTGTTGGTCTTTCCACCCGTCAAGAACGGTGGGGGCAGCCTTCATCGGTTTCGGGTTCAGAGGTTCGGGAATGTGGTAGCCGGGATCGAAGTGTGACAGGTATTCCAGCGCTGCAACCATGTCTTCGGGTTTGCTTTTCAGTTTCTCACGTTTGGTGGGATCGTCACGCCGCATACAGGCGTAACGCATCTGCTTTTCCAGGTCCGGCAATGTGCCTCGGAATAATTGCAGCTTGGACGAACCGGCACCGGGACCAGACCCTCGAATCGTCATCCAGCTTCGCAGCGACTCTTCTCGGGCACGCACGTCGTCCGTTCCGGGGAAAAACCCGGCCCACTTGTCGATTCCACCGCGCTGTTTGGGTGTAACGCCTGCTTGCGTCAATGCGTCCCAATACTTGTGGGCCACGCCCTCATCGTCTTCCGAACCCATGCCGTGCTGGATGCCGGCGCGGCGGTCCATGACGATTGCCTCGAATCGCAATCCGTGTTGTCGCTTGGCAACTTCCGCTGCCCATCCAATGGCCCCCACGCTCCTGATAACGAAACCATCGTAGATGTAGGTGTTGGTTTCGTCGGGCGGAATGGCGGCGAATATCGTCGCACAGAATTGCCGGCCCGGGTCGATGGCGATGTATCGCGCCCAGTCGGGTGGAATCTGGAATGGCTCGCAGCCGTGCGGGCCGGCAGGATCGAAGGTCGGGTAGATTCGCTGGGTGACGACAGCGGCGATACCGTGGTATCTACTGGCACGTTCGTCTTCGGGAAGCGAGTCGTGAAACGCCTTCTTCTCGTCGGCGGAAATGAACGGCATGTCCTTAATGAGAAACGTGAACGATTCCACGTTGGGATCACCCATTGCCGCCCTGTCGCACAACTCGAAATACTGCGGGTTGGTGACTTGGCTGGTAGCACTCCACATAAACCGCGGCATGTGCTGCTTGGTTTCGTTGATCGCCACCAGTCCACGCATCGCTTCGTAGTAGAACTGGTCGTTGAGTAGCTGTTCGTCAAAGGCGGCGAAGTTGTAGTGCTTGCCGTGTACCGGGGCACCGCGACTGCTGCGGAAGTCAATTTCCCATCCGGTAGCGAACGATGCCCAGCGAGGCGTTGGGGGAGACACGGACTCGAAGTTGACTTTGACAATCATCCGGGGCGGGATCAGCGGTGCCCCGTCTTGCCACTTCTCTCGGTAGGCTTCGTCGTAAGGGTCGAGTTGTGTCGGGTTGTTTGGGTCCGGCCGAACGGCCCGCAACCTGCCGGTATGCTCGTCGCGAATTACTTTGAACTCACCCTCTTGCGTCATCTTCCGCCACATCTCGGAGACGTGCGGCTGCCAGTCAAGTCCGACTATTAGTCCATTCCCACTGGCGGGAAACTTCTTGTATGGGTCTTGGTTGGTAACGCATCGTGACACCTCGGCCGCTACGCTTTCGCTCTTGCCCGATCTGTTTGATCCTGCTGCGATGCGTTGTTTCGCCAGTGATGCCATAAACGCATTTTGCATTGGCGTCGGTCGAAACAGCCGCAGGCCCTCAGTCATTCGCTCCACAAGGGCCCGGGCCCGGCGACGAAACGGGCGCGAATTGATTACCGGACGCACCGTCTCGTGAACGGGCATCTTCAATACGCCGCTGAACTCCTCCATCGAAATGGCGTTGGGCATTGGCATCGTTAGTGGTTCAGGACACTTCCTGGGCGGGTACTTCTTCGGTATTTTTTTCTTCTTCCGCATTTTGACGCATCAACTCTTTTTCCATCCGGTCCACGTCTTCCTCGGAAATGTCGTCGGATACCGCCCGCCCGCTGGTGTCGAACTTCTCCAGCAGACGCATGATGTTGTCGAGAATCTTGACTCTCGTTTGGCTGCCTGGATTGGCGGACGAAAACTCGATATACAGTCGTTTGGCAATACCCACCGGGCCGCCAAACTCCACGAAACACGCTTCCAGTAAGTCCCTGATGTGCAGCGCAACATCGTCGTCGTCGTATTCAATGGCCGCTACTTCGGCCATCTTCAACATGGTTTTTCCGTCGATGTCACCCGTGCGGATCATAGTCGTTCGATCTTCTCGGCTTCGAGAACCACTTCCAGCCTTTGTCGGCCGTCGCAGGTGCTCCAGCGGTTCTGTTTCAATTTGCCTTCCGCACGTATTACCCAGCCAGCTTCCATTCCTGATAGGTCATCCGCCAAACCTCGATGGGCAAGTATCGGGAAGTCCAGGTCGCCCACCTCTAGGACCACGCGGTTGACATTGTGTTGTTCCAGCGGCGCGAATCGGGACGGGCGCTGCTGTTGCAACACACCTACCACAACAGCCGTGGCCGACGTTTCCATACCCTCGGGTACTTCCCGTCGCTTTCCCACGGCACCTCTCCAAAAAGGAGCAGTGCCGGCCGGCAGGGATGGCTCCCGACCGGCACTGCGGCGGCCTTGCGAAGAAGGCAAGTCGTTTACCCGGCCGCGGGCGGCAGGGCGATGTCGGACTGGACGTACACGCACACGGCAGTGGCGTCGGCGTATGCCGCCTCGTACTCCAACACGCCGAGAACCCACTTCCCGGCGGCAACCGTAGCGGCGTTGTTCAGTACCCCGCCAGTGGCGATGGACACCGAGATGCCGGCAGCCAAGGAGCTAGCGCTGGCATCCGACAACACGTCACAGCGGCCCTTGACCACCAGGTAGCCCCAGGCGTTTGCCGGCCAGGTTGCCCCGACGGCGTACTGGTCGTCGATGGGGAATCCGGCTTCTCCCGCAGCGGT